TAAGAAAAAATAAGAGATGTAAAGAAGTATTGACTTTGTATGGGATAAGTCTTATACTTATAGCATCTTAAATTATATGGGGAATACTATGAGTAAAACATTTATTATCAGGTTTCATCATCTGGCCTATGATGATTACAAAGTTACCGCTGACAGCAAGGAACAAGCAATAGAAATGATTAAGTCGGGGGAACATGGATACTATCANCATGAGACTGATTTTCTTTATAANAATGAAAGTTGGTTTGGTGGAATATATCAAGTTTTAGATGATGGTTATTGGAGTGATGAACTCACCACACCAAAAGAAAAAAAAGCTATTAAAAAATTATATCCGGTTATTAAGGAGGACAGCGATGAGTAAAGTTCAAGAAACTAAAAGTGTCGATGGCGGTAATAAATTGTACAAAATAAAAGTGCAAGGTTGGAACACAGCTTTTGTAAAAGTAGAAGCTGATAATGAAGAAGAAGCTAAAGAACTGGCAGAAATGGAAGCAAGCTTCGACAGCGTAGAAAGTTGTCAGGTTTTGTACTACTGCAATAAGGAGGATCACAGTGAAAATAATTAATGGCTATAAAGTCAAAAGTAAAAAGTATAAAGTTTTGGTTCAACAAAACTGGTTATGTGAACATGAGGTCATTGCCACAAATAAAAAAGACATAACCACACGATTCCTAAGAGACAACAATAAAAAAATTAACAAGGATTCGCTTGTTAAAGAACGTGTTGTTAGAATTACAAAAATTAACTGGGAGGATCATAATGAAAGCGCTTAGAGACTTTTGTAACTGGCACCGGCTACCATATCCCACGACACAGGATCAGGCTGATAAAGTATTCTCAGAACTTGATTTCTATCTGGCCGATGAAAATCTTATGGAAGATGGTGAGCTATCCGTAGAAGAAGGTAGAGAGAAGTATAACTATTATTCACGGGTCGCGGAACAGGCTTTAAGTAAATTTAAATTACGTCCTATCAAAGATCATTATCGTGGGACGTTTGAAAATTTTGATATTGAAAAACAGAAAGTGAGAAAGTGGTAATGAGTAAATTATTTAAAGTGACAGCAACTATGGATGTCGGTTATCAATTGTTCATCAGGGCTGAGAATAAAGAAGAAGCTATGGAACAGGCAGAAAACGTGGACAGCAATCATTGGCAAAAGGCTGACGATGGCCATGATTGGACCATGGAACAGGCGTGGGAGGTCGCGGAAGACGAATACGGTGCTGAAAAAGTTTATGAAGACCCAGAAGAACAATTGGGTAAACAAATTTACTCTGGTGCTTTTATGAATAAAAAAGTTGACACCGAAAAATAAAAAATGCTATAATATATCAAGATTCTTTTCTCTGTGTTAACAACACAACAAAAACCCTCGCTACTGGCGGGGGTTTTTTGTTACATAAGTATACAGTATACACTATGTTCTAAAATTAAAAAAAAAATTTTTATTTTTCAGGAAATGGCGTATACTTATGTAACATTTTAGTTATCTCATTGTATTTAAATTATTAATCAGGAAAAATTTGTTACATATTTGTTTTTCAATGGTGTAAACGTGTAACACTTCTTGACATGGTTTTTCTTTTATGAAAGTAATACAAACGTAGGCACAGTAACAATCATAGAAGTTGAGATTATAAAAATATGGCTAGACCAAAAAAGAACGAAAATACACAATTAACGCGAAAACAAGAGCGTTTTGTTAAAGAATTTGTAACAAATGATGGTTTTTTGACTAAAAGAGAGTGTGCAATTAAAGCCGGATACTCAAAAGGTAGTGCCCATGTTAAAGCTTACGAACTTACAAACCCAGATTTAAATCCTCATGTTGTTGCTTTTATGAATAAATATAAAGCAGAGATAGATGAAAAGTATGGTGTTTCTTATGGAAGACATATAAGAGACTTACAAAGGATTCGTGACCAAGCTTTAGAAGCCGGAGCTTATTCGGCCGCCGTTCAGGCAGAGAAAGCACGAGGATTGGCGCAAGGAAACATTTATGTGAACAAATCGGAAATTAGACATGGTTCTATTGATTCGATGAGTAGAGAAGAAGTCGAAAAAGAATTAGAAAAAATAAGAGATACTTATGGAACTTCCATTATCAATGTTACCCCAAAAGAAGAAAAACCAAGACAGCTCTCCAAAAAACCTAGAAAGTCAATTCTTTCAAACGTTAAAATCAAATCTGAAAAATCTAAAAAGAAAGTTACACTTAACTAGGGTAGAGACTTGGGTATCTCCAGGTGTACCAGACTTACTTATCTGCGATGAAAAAGGATTATTTCATTTCTTAGAATTAAAAGTCACAGGCTCTAATGCTGTCCGGCTGTCCGCCCATCAAATATCTTGGCTAACTTTACATAAAAAATCCAGTTCTTGGGTTTTAATACGACAACAAAAACCACGCAATAAAATATCTTCTGTTTATCTGTACCACGCTGAAGATGTCTTAAATTTAAGCAAGCAAGGTTTAAAGAGTAAACCAAGGTTACACTTTGAATACAAAGTTGATTGGGTAAAACTTTTTGACTTGATATGTCCCATATAATCTGATACCATATTAGAACACTTGTTAATTAAAAAGGAGACTTATGTTTTTATTAGAAAAACTTTTTTATCTATTCTTCTATGGATCAACTGATCCACAAGGGGATTTAAAACGCAGACAAATTGAAAGAATGAAAAACAGGAGAAAATAATGTTAGTCACAGAGAAAGAATCAGTATTTTTAAAAACATTACCAATGTGGGCTATGGGCTTTGCACAAATCAGGCTCTCAAAAACTATGTTGGATAAATCAATAATAGACGCAAACAAATCAGTCAGGGATTTGGCGTTAAACTTTGGCATTGATTTTGATAAAATGAAAAACGGCGATAAGTATGAAGTGCTTGCACGTTTTTCTGTCAAAGATTTGGCTCCAAATCAACCTTCCATAGTCCGGTTTTACAAAACCATTAATCGTGGTGATAGGCGTGTTTCTATAAAGAATATAAAAAAATTTGCTGAAATTGGTGATTTAATAGCTTTATCAGCTTGCCTTCCAAAAGATGAAAATAAAGACATCATTATAATTAATGTAACTAGGAGAGCTGATAATGAGTAAAAAAGAAATATTTTATAGATATGGTTTCTCAGATTTACTTTTGGAAAAACAACAGCATCAAGATAACTCTAAGTTTGCAACTATTACTTTTAGTAATGGAAAAAAACATGATGTAGAAATGTATCTTGTAGAATGCGAAGATGAAGATGGTTACTTATGTGAATGTGAAGATGAGTAATTTGAAATATTATATAGTTATTAAAAGCCGTCCAGATTGACGGCTTTTTTTATTTGTGATATCATATGCGATAAATCTTATAGGAGAAAAGAATGCTAATTAAAAAATCTAAAATGTCAGGAAAATTATTAGGATTGGACGCTATCAATTCAAATACTTTATCTAATGAATTTTGCAAGAAAGAACATAAATCACCTGTTCAAAATAAAATATGTAAAGAATGTTATTCTGTAGAAATGTTAGAAACTTTTAGAACTAACTGCGTTGAAAACTTTGAAAATAACAGCGTAGCCTTATCAACTATGATACATGAGGATTTTAGTTATTTACGTTTTAGAAATAATATTGCCAGACTGCATGGACATGGTGAGCTGATTAACAAAACTCACCTTCATAACTTTGTATCTATGGTAAAACATTTTCCACATATTACCTTCGCTTTATGGTCTAAGCGCACAGATATTATTCGCAAGTATTTTAAAACAAATGAAATACCTGATAATCTAATTCTGGTTTATTCTAATCCAATTATTGATAAAGTTATGTTTAAACCGCCCAGACCTTTTCATAAAGTTTTTAACAATGTATCAGCTAGTTATAATAAGTATGTTAATTGCACTGGACAAAAATGCAATGAGTGTAGGCTATGCTATAGATTCGATACAGAAAACGTAATTATAGAACATAAAAAACAATATGGAAAAAAACACTAATTCCACAAATAGAAATTTCTATATTGATATTACTCGCATAATATCTTATAATAGGACATCATTAATTTTAATATGGAGAAAAGAATGACACATACTATTGAAAATTCTAACGGTCAATTATTAGACCTAATGCAAAAAGTAAAAGATCAGGCGGAGCGCAGTAAAGATTTTATAGCGCCAACCAATGCTTTACAAATACAAACTTTAAACAAAGACGGTAGTCCCGCGGACGATAGTGATCAGTCTAAATTTAGTCGTATCGTTGTAGAACGTGAGGATGGCGAGCCCACCTATATGTACAATGCTAATGATGTAGCATTGTCACAAATAGGACAAAGAGCCGGCATTGACTCCAGAACTATGCAACGCTTGCAACAGGGATACCCAACCCAGTTTGATAGTGTTATAAATGCTATTTGGCAAAAAGAGCCAAAAAATACTATGATCCGAACCTTTATGGATTCTGACACGCATGGAATTGCTAGAGCTGTATTATCAGATAAGTTTAAAACTTTTGATAATACAAACTTACTTAACTCAGCTATTCCACAGTTGATGGAATCCGAAGCGCAATGGAAAGTAGTTAATGCGGACGTCACTGACAAAAGATTATACTTGCGATTAAAATCGGAAGTTATAACCGGTGAAGGCGCTAACAGGGGTGATTTAATGGCTTCTGGAATTGGTTTATCAAATAGTGAAGTAGGCGCGGGAAGCGTGCAAGTTTACCAAATGTACTGGACGTTAGCTTGTCTTAATGGAATGCAAACTGAAAACCGCCACAGACAGTCTCACATCACTAGCTCACAGGCGGACGGTGAGACATGGAAAATGCTAAGTAGTGAAGCAAAAGACGCTGATAATAAAGCGTTAGAATTAAAAGTCAGGGACTTAGTAGCCGGTTATACTTCCAGAGAATCTTTTGATGAAGTTATTGATAAAATGAAAACAGCCGGTCAAGACGTTATCGAAGGCAGTGTAAATAATGCAGTTGATAGCCTTGGAAAAGTTATTAACCTGACTAAAAAAGAAACAGCTTCAGTGCTGGACGGATTAATGGCAACGATAGGACAAGAAGGATACGCCGGAAACCCAGTAAGTAGGGCAACCATGATTAATGCAGTCACTAACGTAGCCAACCGCGTTGACGCTGATGAAATGGACGACTGGCAAAGGCGGGGCGGTCAAATACTTAATATGAATAAGACGGATTGGAACCGCGTGGCTGTAGCCGTTTAAACAGCCAAACAACCTAATATTAAAGGCGGGCTTTACTCCCGCCTTTTTTTATGCGATAACTCTTATATATTTTAACTTTTATATGGAGAAAATCACATGGAAAAGAATCAACCATTAGTCGGAAGACTTGTAGACCCAGAAACACTAGCTACTGAAAACCCGCCTGTTGATGAATTTATGAAACAGCAATCAGAACTACTAGACATGATAGCCGGCGGGCTTGCCGGATTATCCGCTTTATCAGCTGAGAGAAACTTTCCAACTGAAAAGATAAATGCAATAGTAGAAGCGGAAGTTAAAAAACAATTTGATCAAAAAGATTATATTGAAGCTGATGAACTTCCTTCAGCGCTTGAAAATAGTGATGTAGTTTTTAAAGATACTTTTGATGATCAATTGACAGATCACGATGTTTTAACCGGTGATTCAGATATTGATCTAATTGTTGACAAAGTTATTGACCAGATAGAAATAACTAGGAAATAACAATGAAAAACAATATCCACAAAGGACATTACTATCATAATGACTGCGGTCATACTAACGATGAATATAAATTTTCAATTCTTATTAAAATGAAAAGCGGAAATAAATTACCTTTTGATGTATATCTTTTAAATGGTGAAAACTCTTTTAATAAGACTCAACAAATGTGCTTGAGAATGGGAAATAGCGGAAATTATATTAGTACTAATTTACATGATGTAGTCCGCGGATATCTAATTGATAAAACCAGTGACTGGGATTATTAAATACAAACACCGCGTTTAAACCGCGTTTAAAGCCCGCTGATTGACTAGCGGGCTTTTTTATTGCATATTATCTCATATAACAATAACAGGAGAAAAGAATGCCATTAAATTGGGATATAGCGGAAACAACCGCTTACAAAAATAAAGATAAATATGATAACTTTGATTTTATATTGGACGCCGTAGTCTTTTCAACTATGGCTGTTGATATAGGTCAGATAAAAAATGAGGACCTTGCGCACCAGTTCGTTGATAGAATTGTTTTAATTGAATCAAATTTTGGGTGGCTGTACAGGCGCAACCGCACATCATTATTAGCTGATAGAAAATTACTAAAAGATTTTATTGGTCTAAGAACTAACGTAGTCACATTGCCATTCAATAAATGGTATAAAACAAAAATTCTAGATAGGCGGGCTGATTATGCAATTAATGGGAGCTTCAAAAATGCCAGTTAAATTATCAAATCTAATTAAAAGCGGAAGCGATCTTAAAATTACACGCAAACAGGCGGAAGCTTTAAAACATTTATATTTTTGGCACGATATAAAAAACCGGCTTGGATTAAGCTATTTACAATTCAGGCGCACGTTAAAGCCAGTTCTGGGTTGTGATGACTTAGTAATGATTAATTGCGGAAGTATTTGGATAGGAATAACACCAGAAGGACACCGCCACAGCTGACAGGCAAACACCCCTTAACAAGCCCGCGAATTGACACCGCGGGCTTTTTTATTGCATAATGTCTTATATGTTAATCAACACGGAGAAAAGAAAATGTCTAGACAATATCCAATTTGGAATATTATCACCGCTTGTATTTATAAAAGCGGGAAATCATACGGAGTAAAAAACACCGGCGAAGTAGAAATTAAAGTCGGCACCAGTTCAAAAAATTCTCACACCTTTTTAAAACACCGCGTCACTCACCGAGAGGATGAACAAGGAAATAAAAGTTTTTATTTTTTTATCAATGATATTTGCATTGCAAAAGGGTTTTTAAATAAAGGCACCCACGAATTGCAAACGGTTTTTAATAATGGTCATGAGGAATTGCAACAATGATTGAATTAATAATGCATTTATTTATTGGATTACTTCCAATCTTTTTATTTATGGCTATAGTTTTAATGACTATTAGACGATAACAACCCGCCGAGCTCCAGAAGCTCCAGAAGCCCGCCCGATCCATTCCGGCGGGCTTTTTTATTTAAAACGGCTTGTTTTAAAGCCCTTCAGCGGGTGCAATTTATTTATTATGATATAATAGACCCCGTTTTTTTCCTGCTTTTCTCTTTTCCTGCTTTGCGTTATCCTGCTTTTTTCCCTGATACGGCAGGACACCCGCACAGCTCCCGCACAGCTCCCGCAGTAATTACTATATTTAGTAGCGCTGCGCTCCACCTGGCACGCAATATATAGTTATTTACGGGTTAAACAAGCGGACGCCGGACCCGCGCCCGTGGTCCAATTGTACAAGATCCGATTCGCGTGGTTTATGGACCTTGGACCGCGTCCAGATCCGGAAGGAAATCGCACCGGCGGGGAAAAAATGATATCACTCTTTCCCAGAGCTCCCGCACCACGTCCCGCGTCCAGCTGTTAGTGATTCCGGTTACCGGTTACTAGTTTTCATAGGGAATCCGCCATTTTTGGATTCGCGTCCAGTTCTGGACGGCACAACCCGTCAGGACAGGGTCAAGGTCCATGTTTTTCACAAATAATACATAGTATTTTTCTACAAAGTGCGTTAATATAGGATAAAACCCACAGGTACCCTAAGGGTCCCCCGGAGCTACAATGGAAGCACAAGAAGTAACCGCGAAACGATTAAAGCTTGAATTAAGGNTAGAGCAGTTAAAAAANATTGATTATTCAAAAAATAATTTTTTGTATTTCGTAAAACAAATGTGGCCTGAATTTATTGCAGGAGCGCATCATAAAATCATAGCAGACAAGCTTGAAGGTATAGCAACCGGCAAATTAAAAAGACTTATTGTCAATATGCCTCCGCGACACACGAAATCTGAGTTTGCCAGCTATCTCTTTCCAGCGTGGATGATAGGCCGTAAGCCTAAGATGAAAATTATACAAGCAACACATACAACAGAACTTGCTGTAAGTTTTGGCCGTAAGGTTAAAAACCTTTTGGAACGTGACGACTACAAAGAAATATTTCCTGACACGCATTTGTCTGCTGACAGTAAAGCATCAGGCCGCTGGGACACAAAAGCTGGCGGTATGTATTACGCCGTGGGCGTTGGATCAAATCTAGCGGGCCGTGGTGGTGATCTTATTGTTATTGATGATCCACACTCGGAACAGACAGCCATGTCTAATTCTGGTTTTGAAGATGCATGGGAGTGGTACACTGGGGGCCCCCGACAGAGACTACAGCCCGGTGGTGCTATTGTTCTTGTACAGACAAGATGGTCACAGAAAGATATGACAGGACAGTTNATNAAATCTATGGCTAAGGATCCNCTAGCTGACCAGTGGGAAGTNATAGAGCTGCCAGCCATCATGCCCAGCGGTTCTGCCTGCTGGCCGGAATATTGGTCTTTACCAGATCTTGAATCTGTAAAAGCATCAATACCGCCGTCCAAATGGAATGCACAGTATCAGCAAAACCCTACAGGTGAGGACAACGCTATCATTCCACGCAGCTGGTGGAAACGATGGAAAAAGAAAAACGTACCTGATTTAAAATATGTNATACAAAGTTACGATACGGCATTCACGAAACGCGAAACATCAGACTATTCTGCCATTACAACTTGGGGCGTATTNTCACCAGAAGAAGGNGGACCACCAGGATTAATACTANTGGACAGTAAAAAGGGACGTTGGGACTTTCCGGAACTCAAAGGTATTGCGTTAGAAGAATATGAGTATTGGGACCCCGACACTGTAATCGTGGAAGCAAAAGCAAGTGGGCTGCCTTTGACACACGAACTACGAAACACGGGTATCCCTGTCGTAAACTTTACGCCTTCTAAGGGTAATGACAAAGTATCGCGTGTACATTCGGTATCACCTCTGTTTGAAGCTGGTATGGTCTGGGCCCCCGAAGAGACGTTTGCAGACGAGATGATAGAAGAGGTTGCAGCTTTTCCAAATGGAGAGTATGATGACCTTGTGGATAGTATGACACAGGCCTT